TCCACAAGAGATTCACGCACAAGGGATTCACACCAACATTTGGACGGGGAAAAAGTCGAGATGGAGGAAATATTTAGCAATGGATTGCGGTATCCCGGAGATCCGAGAGGGGTAGCAAGAGAAGTAATTCAATGTAGGTGTACCCAGACCTACGAGGTAAGAGAATAAGTCTTTTATGCTTGTATTTGGCTCCAAATTTGCCCTATATTCACGCATGAAAAAATTACTACTACTTCTATTTATCCCGTTTATTTCTTACTCTCAGGAGATTGGAATAAAGGCCGGGCCTTCTTATACTGTTTCTACAGGTAAACTCAAAGACGATTATGGTAAAGGAAAATTCTTCTTTAATGCTGGGATTTACAACCGCGACGATTTAGGTAAGGTTAACTTTGTTTTTGAAGTATTTTACAATCAGTTGAATATCTCCAAGAGTGGAGCCGATTTTAAATTACATACAGGTAACGCTGCTTTTTTGCTTGAGACTAAGGGACGATTTGCTGTCCAGGTTGGACCGACTGCAGTCTTTAACCTTAAATCAAAGGTAACTGAGATAGAAGCATATCGAGGTAGCATACTTCCCGTTAATATTGATGCTACCGCAGGGGTATTATTCAGGGCTTCGGATAGACTAGGGGTTAATGCTCGGTATACTTACTCCATTTTTGAGAGCATAGAAGATACTAAATATCACCCGCAAAGTGTGCAATTATCAGTAAATTACATGATCAAACTGTTTTAATAATGGAAACAACGCACGACGAGCCGATCAAGAAAAAGTATGCATTTAAATTTCACCAAGATAAATACCAGGATAAATTAGTAAATCAAATAAATAAGGTTATCACTAGAATTGCCTTAAAAAATCCTACCTATTCAGCTAATGTTCAAGCTAACATAGGACATTGCGGTGATGACTTTATCAAACAAAAAGCAACAATAATCTTGACATTTTTAGAAGAGCCGGAACGTATCGAATAAAAAAACCTATAACTACCTAATAAAAATATTTTAAAAATGGAAACACCTTTAATTGAAATACCTAAAGCTCAAGATGCGTTTGATAATATTTTAAAAAATGCGGAAGAAGGTCTTAAGAATTCGAGACAAAACCTTATTGGTTGGGTAGGAATACACAATAAATTATGCCCGATTGGCAAAGCAGTCAAGGTTATAGAAGATGAAAATGGAATACAAGTTATTTATGATGTAAAAGATTAATAAATAACTTTTTGAATTATTTTACTTAAACCTTTACTTTAACTTGCTTTTTCGTATATTTGGTTATACTAAGAGCGAATGAAGCAGCTATTTAAGTCTTTTGAATATGGAATAAAAGACATTGATTTTAAACAAGGAATCATTACGGGCTACTTCTCCGCTTTCAACTCTAAAGACTCCGATGGTGATATAATTGTCAAAGGAGCATACACCAAAACCATTCAGGAGCGAGGTCCAAAATCTTCTAAACCACGCATTAAGCACTTAATTGATCACGATAAAACAAAGGCTGTTGGTCTTCTCCAAGAGCTAAAGGAGGATGATTTCGGTCTATACTACGAATCCAAAGCAGGAAGGCACACATTAGGGCAGGATTACCTGAAGATGTGCGAAGACGGGTTGATCAGTGAGCATTCAGTAGGGTTTAATGTAATTAAGAATAAAAAGGCTGATAACGGGGATAATGTTATCACTGAGATTCTTCTCTGGGAAGGTTCAGGGTTACAGGGATGGGGCGCAAATATGAACACTCCTCTTACAGGAGTAAAGGAATTAAAAGAAAGTCTTGCCGATCAAATTGCGCTATTTCAAAAAGCAATGAGAAACGGAACTTACTCCGATTCCACTTTCAAACAAATCGAAATTAAATTAAAATCTATACAAGACGCATTCGCGGAAATTACACTTCTCACAGAAGAGCCGGATTTGTCCACTCAGAAGAAGCAGAAGCCGAATTACGAAGAAGAGATCTTGAACATTTTCAAAAGTTCATTTTCAATCTTAACGTAAAAAGCATTCCAAAGTGGAAGTTAAAGAACAAATAGAGGATCTTGGCAAACAACTAAATGCCGAGATTAAAAAGGCGTTGGCTCTCTCCGAGCAAACAGACTCAAACAGCAAGAAGAAGTTTGAGGAAATAAACGCAAACATTGATCAGAAATTTTCTAAGTATGATGACCTGGTAAAGAAGCAAAAAAGGCGATCTTGACGCGAAAGCCGAGAGAGAAAAAACCTTTATCGACCATTTCAATGAGGGTATCAACGCAAAGCAGCTTGATGGAAGGTCTGTAGCGGAGAAATTAAAGCTCCTTAAAGACAGGAAAGAGGGTGTTAATTCTTTGAGCTTCGAAATGAAGGCTGCTGGTAACATGCTTATTGGTACAAACTACACCGGGTCTGTAGGGTTAACAACCTGGGACAACGACCTGTCAAGACCAGCGAGAAGGCAGCCATTCATGAGGCAATTGGTAACAACAAGGCCTATCAATTCTCTTTATGTGGCCTATGCTGAGTTGAAAAACAGGGATGGAGCAGCCGGAACAGTAGCGGAAGGTGTCAAAAAGCCACAAATTGATTTCGACTGGGTAGAGGCATCTAAAAAGGTAGAGAAGATTGCTGCATTCATCAAAACTTCAAAAGAAGCTCTAGATGATATTGTAGGTTTCAGATCTGAGATTAACACAGAGCTTGTAGACGCGGTAAATCTTAAGCTTGATGAACAGATTCTTTCTGGTGATGGTGTAACACCAAATCTTACAGGTATCCTTACCTACTTGACCTCTGCAATTTCAGTAGTAGGCACTCCATTTGCTACCGCGGTAGATTCTCCTAACAATTTTGATGTAATCAGGGTTGCGGCTGCTATTGTTCAAAACAGCTTCTTTAATCCAAATTATGCAGTAATGCACCCATATGACTTAGCGTCTATGGAATTGGTTAAAGATGCTAATGGGCAATATGTATTGCCTCCTTTCAGCACTGCAAATGGTGCCGTTATCGCTGGGGTAAGAGTGGTTGCTAACCAGGGTATGACACTAGGAAACTTCCTTGTTGGTGATTTCTCAAAGGATACTTTAGGTATCAGAGAGGAAATAAACATCCAGGTAGGGTACGAAAACGATGACTTCACAAAGAACTTGGTAACAATTCTTGCTGAAATGAGAGCGGTTAACTACATCAAGTCTAACAACTTGGGAGCATTCACAAGAGGTACTTTCTCAACAGTTAAAACAGCTATCACAGCTCCATAATTATGGCAAAGATAATCTATAAGGTAAACCATCACGGGAGTGATGGCTACCGTCTTGCCGGACAAGTAGAAGAAGTTTCCGACGCTGTCGCTAAAGGCCTGAAAAAGGCAAAGGTGGCTGACCTTGTAAAAGAGGAGAAGGAAGAAACTGAAGCTACTGGCAGGACAACAAAGGAAGATAAAGACGCAGACGCAGAAGAAAACAAGTAAGTGGAAGTAGTAGTAACAACTCCCCCATCTGAATTGCCTGTTACCCTGGAAGAGGCTAAAAAGTATTTAAAGATTGACTTCGACAACGAAGATCAATTAATTATTAGGCTTATCCAGTCTGTTACTGATGCTTCAGAAAAATATACAGGGTTGAGTTTCATTACTAAAACACTCACTGTTTATGGTGACAACTGGACTTGTGAAGAACTTCCTTACGGTCCTCATCAAAGTATTACATCGGTAGTTAGGGTGAATTACGATGACACAGAAACAGCCTTAACTCCTGATGAGTATTCTCAAACTGGGTTAAAATATCTGACTGTAAAATGTGGTAAGTCCTTCAAGATCTCAACGCCTTGGAGTGAAAGAAACAGGATGAAAATTACTTATGTTGCTGGTTTTGGCGATCAATCACAAGTTCCAGATGGAATAAAGGTCGCTATTTTAAAAGAGGTAGCGGAACTTTATGAAAACCGGGAAAATACCTTAGTAGGTACGATTGTCGCCGATTTGTCAACAACTAGTAAAACACTCTTATACCAATACAAAAGGAATGTGCTTGTATGAGAACGGGAAGCCTCTCGAAGAGGGTAAAGGTGATTCAAATAAACGCTGTGCCGGATGGTGCAGGAGGAACAACACCAAGCGAGACGGAAATACTGGAGACATGGGCAAGCATAACACCTGTAAAGGGGCAAAGAGCATTTCAATACAACCAGATAATTCAATCAACCTGGTATGATGTGCTTCTAAGATACAGGGAGGACACCACGATAACAAAAGACTTAATTCTTGATTACAATGGCAAGGAATTAATTCTTCACAGTGTGATTAATAAGGATGAGAGAAACAGGACTATACAGATAGTAGCTTACGAGAAAACATGATAAAGCTAAAGTTAGACGAGGCGCAATTAAGGCGAGCTTTGAATAATATCGACAAGTATTCTAAAGAAGTACAAGATGGTGTTGCAAAGCAGATTGCTAAGTCTACTCTAACTATAGAATCAAATGCTAAAC